TTTGAGCCTCTAAAGAAGCAGGGTCAAATGGTGCAACCCTAGTACCTCCATAGTAGCCCGGAGTCATTGCTCCTTTGCTATATAAATCTTCTGCTCTAGCAAACCCAGTTTTTAAATAATCTTTCTGAGCGTCCCACGGTTCAGTTCGCGTAGTTTGACTGCTTCCTCCCGACATAATCTACTCCTTAATCAATTCAACACCTACAAGAATAGGACTTGTAGATGTAATTCCCGTGGGAAAATATGGATAATAATCGTAAGCATCTCTATTTTCAGAATAACCAGAACGCTCCCAACCGCTGTCTCTGTAATACCTATACATAGGATATACATACTTATATCCTTCTACGTCAGGCATTGGCAGCCCAGCACCTATAGTATCTGGCCCTCCCGGTGCTTCACTAGAAGTAAACCCAGTACCATAAGTAACAGAGTAATCAGGACTATAGCCAACTAATCCTGTAGGTTTGTAGTAATTAAATATCCCGGTTTTGCCAGACAAAGCAGACCTTGCTTGAGATTCTGGAGTAAACGGACTGTAATCAGCCGCTACTAAACCCGGCGCTAATGGTTGAGATATAGGTATTACTGCCATTTGTTTTTAATATCCTTTGTTATTACTGAGTATTCATTATCCCACTTTAGTTTTTTAGCAAGACCTTTTCTTGTCCATGCTTCTATAGAAGAACATCCATGTCTTACACCAAAACCTTCTATAACTTCTTCAAAATCTTTCCAGTATTTGTAGTCATGCCCACTTTTCGTAGCAAATGTAATTACTCTAAGCACACGCTTTCTTGGGTATGTAACTATTTCTGTAACCCCAGCACAAAATATTTCACCATCTTTCATGCCAACCCAAAGAGTTTGTCTTTCATCAAATATTAAAGACAATACATCTTCTGGATACAGTTCTCCATCAGCATGAACCAATGCTTTCTCTATCAAAGGTTCTACTTCATGCCAAACATACTCTACATCATCAGGACTTACTATAAGCAATGTTGGCTTATTAGTATCTTTTAACATACTAACAGTGTTTAAATGTTTTTCCATTATTGATCCACTTGGACTATAGTAACCGTTGCACTTGGTACAGCAGGGCCAAAAGCACTAGCCGCTGTCCCATGCAGGTCTAAATTTAAATCATTAGTAGCCCACATCCACTGCAAATACTGTCCAGAGGTTATAGAAAATAAACCCGATCTATTTATAGTTTGCCTGTGGTCATTTGTATCTAAAGAGTTAACCATAGAAGAAGAGTTGGCAACATCAACGCCATCGATTCTAGGCCATATCCACACATCTTTTGAACTAGCACTAGTAGAATGAATTGTGGCAGACATATCTATATGGTAAACGCCGCTGTAAGTAAACTCCATTTTAGACGTATCAGAAACATTCAAAGAAACGCCATCAGTAACGTCTGTACCATTCCAAGTTATAGGATAAGCGGTATTAATTGAAGCAACCGTTTGTTGTGAAGTGTCAAAAAACTCTGCGTAAGAGCCTGATCCACTTCCTCCTGCAAAGGCTATCCAGTTAGTCCCATCAAAATAGTATAGGTTTTCGCCTTGTCCGGGATTCCAATCGCTACCATCAGCATAACGAATGTCGCCAATTCTAGGGCGTTGTGGTTCTGCGTGTATGCGTTCTAATCTAAATGTTGCTTGGTTATATAATATGCTTCCAAGACGTTTAAGTTCTGTTACGAGATAAATTCCGAGATCATTTACATCTTCTGGCAGCGGGCCGGGTTCGTATAAAGTGACACTCTTTTGAACTCTATCGGAGTAAGTTGGCATTAGTAAGACCTTGATCCTCTGCTGCCTACATTTTTAACATCTAAAGCGTAACCGTCTAACTCCCAATCCATATCTGTATCAGACTCAAACTTTACAGCATAATACTTTCCTGTTCCTCTAACAGAAACTTTAGACTGTGTATTAGGATTAAATGTTACTGGAGTTCCCCAAGTAATACCTTCCTCGGTAGACATAGAGGTGCCAAGGTATACATTAATTGAATTATCACCGCTAATAGACATCTTAGGATAAATAGCGCTAATTCTTTTTACTGAATATTGATCTGGCTGACCTTGTTCGTTTAGGCTAAGACCACTTCTTTCAATGTAAGAAACCATATTATTTGTATTTTCTTGGTTTCCAGAGTTATCTCTATACAGTTTAGTATTTGTAGGATCAGCAAATAACAATACTTTATCTTGAAGGTCATAACTCATGGTCCACGGGCCAGTAACGCCGGACCAAGAAAAAGTAGTAGTAGCCCAAGTTGTTGCTCTTGTTGGGTTTCCTACGTTACCATAACCAATATAAGCAAGGTCTGGAATATCTCTAATAGTGAAAGTATTAGTAATGTAGTTCCATACAACTGCTTTATTAGGTTGGTCAGTAGTAGCACCATCAGCAGTAAAACAAAACAAGATTTCAGTTCTTCCGTAGTCTGCAACTACAAAACATTTATTAATTTGTTGGCCATCAATAGACTGAAACACATACTCTTTTAGTTTCATGGGAAGAATCGGTTTAATTCTTTGCCCATCGTTAACGTAAAAGTTTCCTTTGCCAAATATAGCGTGACCGCCATCAAACTCAACAACACAGTTTTTAGATATAGCACCAATAGTAGGAGACAATTGACGGAAAGAAAATATAAACGGTGTGCCAACAAAAGTCATAGAATATACAGCGTCTTCCTTGTAAATCATAAAGGAATCTCTTAACTGTAATCCGTCTAATATATCTCCTTTTGTATCTGCCAATTCAAATTCGCCAGCATCGACCGTACTAAGTGTTTCGTTCCAAGAGGTAGGAAGTGTTTGCGTAGCGGATTCAGTACTCCACTTAACAACGCGAGGGAAATTGACACCATCTTTAGTAACATTAAGAGCAATCAGAAACGATCTAAAAGCCCTTAAAGATTTACATCTAGTTGTAATAGTAACACTAGCATTATCAGCGTGAGACGCTGCGGTAGTTCCTAACGCACCTCTAGTGCAGCCGGTAAAAGTAGTTGCGGTAACTCCAGTATATGAAATCTTTTCGGAGCCAATATTCATAACGCCAGCAATAGGAAAATCAGCAGTACTATCTACGGTAATTGTAGTTACTACAGCATCAATAGCGCCATCTAATAACGTAGTGCTAGGCCAGTTTGACAAATCTTGCATTAACTGACTAGACAATGGTTTGCCATCTGTAAGCGCCCAATACTGAGGTTCATCAATATTGTTGGTCATTACAAGAACGCCGCCAATAATTGTAGAAGTCCATCCTTCGTCAGCAGTAGCCGAATAAGCGCCGCTAGACCTAGTAATGTTATACCATTTAGTAGATCGAGTTACAGCAGTATTATCAGAGTGAGAAGCCGCTACAGTGCTATCAGCGCCTCTAGTGCATCCTGTAAATGTAGTTGACGTTTTACCAGTGTAAGTTATATTTTCTTCTTCAATGGTAATAGTGCCTACATTTTCAAAACCTTCTGTACTATCAACAGTAATTGTAGTTACTACGTCATCAATAGACCCGTCTAAAGTTGTAGATGTTCCTGTATTGTCGTAAGCATAAATAGCGTTAAGACCACCAACAACCCAAAACTCTGGAGTTCCAAGAGTAATCTGGGTAATATAATAAGGAGCAATAGGGCAGGTAGCCATTACCTCTGCGTAGCCCGGACACTTCTTAATAGAGCCTTCTTCGGTCTTTACGTTGTTTCCGTCAGACCAAACATTAGGAGGAAGATTCCAAGAACTAGTTTCTTTTACAATTCCAACTTGTCCTACGCTATCTATGTTAACTAATGCCATTAAATATACCTAACGTGCGCTGTCAGAACGAGCACTTTTTTACTAAACTTCTTCGTTCAGTTTAGCCGCAAAAGCGTCTTTAACTTCTTGCGTGTGTACTGCCGCACAAATTGCTTGTACCTCTGCGCTTTCGCCAGAGATGTCTGAGTTTGGCATAATTACACGTCGATGAAATGATCGGCTAATTTCTACACCGTCTTCCTCAATCACTGTGGCTGTACGCACTTGAACGTGCTTGTAGTCGCCTACGATTTCAATCTTGTCTACTTTCTGTGTTTTTGTTAGAGCCATTTGGCTATCTCCTTTGTGTCCGCCTCAAGAATCTACTTGAGGTAATTAAGAGTTTGTTGTGTATGTTATACAAATGCTAATATCAGCGCCTCCGCCACTTATACTAGAAACAGCAATTGTGCTATCATTGCCGCCATCTGACAGTACGTCAAATATCGTATATGTGTAACCCGGATTCATTCTTGCTACCGGGTTTCCTACACCTCCCAAAGTCATTCCTTGTGCCCATACTGCATATGCACCACGAGAACTACATTCAAAAGGAAATCCCGTTAAGTGCAGCCGATTTGAAGTCGTTAATCCTGTAATATCTATGTTTGAAAACTGGCAACTTACAGTCACTATATTACCTATTTTAGTGTATATTGCGGTATCGGCACTTGTGCTAGATTCATTCCCACTACTAGCGGCATCGGCAATAACAGCAGTCCAAGTACCTTCCTCGTAGTCATTAAGGGCATTAGCGGCGGCGCTGTCTCCATTAAACTTTATGCCATCGCTATCAATGCGTAGACGTTCAGTGCTATTGGTGTCAAAACGCAGTACGGTAGCGTTGCCTGCTCCATCTCCTATAGACCTTATTACTGCTCTGTTTCCAGATACAACACCATCTCCCGCTCTATACGCTGATATGATCGCTTGACTGTTAGTGTTATTTGCGCCAGTTTTAACAATGTGATTGGTTTCATCTAAAGGAGCAACAAAAGAAAGTTTTTCACCGGACTCGCCAAGAGTAATCGTCCCAGAAGGAGTGCGCGCTGAGAGTTTGTCTGTTTTAACGTGGCTCATTAGTTAGCCTCCAATACGGCAACTCTTGCCTCAAGAGATTCAATCCTTGCTACTGCTTCTTGTAATGCCGAAGTCAATAGAGGTACAAGTTTAGATTGGTCGATGCCTTGATACTCAGGATTACCTTCAGCATCTACTGCATCTTTAGTTCCAGTAATTGCTTCAGGAACAACGTCTTGAACTTCGTGTGCAAGAAAGCCGTCTACAGTGGTATCTGGATTAACTATGAAGTTAAAGCGATGTACAGGGATTTGCTTAAGACGATCAATGCCGTTATCAAGAGCAACTATGTTTTCTTTTAAACGGTAGTCTGAGCTTGTCGCGTAAGTCGTTGTGCTGTTGTTTGAAGAGATATCCCCAACGGATCCTCCTGCGCTATTAATAAAGCGGATCATATTTCCAAATCCGCTATATGATGATTGCAGTGCAAGCCCTTCTTGAGATGCACCATCATATTTTATTTTTAATAAATAATTTCCGCTGTCTGTATTATTAATGCGAACATAGCCGCTGGAGTTGATTCGCATACGTTCTGTGCCATCATCTTTAAAAATAAGATTAGTTCCTGCACGAAATTCCCATCCATCGCCAGTAACATCGCTTATGCGAATTTGATCGGTTGTATCTGTTGTAACTTCTAAAGCATTACTTGGGCTACTAGTACCAATGCCAACTCTATTGTTGGTAGAGTCAACGTATAAAGTATCGGTGTCTACAATTAGGTCGCCAGTAACATCTAAGTTTCCAGTATTAGTAGAGTTTCCTGTAGTGCTAACAGTTCCAGTAATACTTACAGTATCCCCAGAATCTCCAATGGTTAAAGCCGTGCCAGTGGCAGGGCTAATCTTGTTTGCTTTGATTTCACTCGCCATTGTCAGCCTCCGCTATGGTTAGAGTTCCCGCATCT